TTAAAAAAGTGAAGATTCTCTCTTACTCTTTGAAAAAATTTATGCTTGCCACTAGAGTCATTATCTGGAAGATCAAAACTAACTTTAATAATGTCAGCTGATTTGCCTATATGTATGTTCTTTTTTTTTATATCATCTGGACATTTAGAATCTATTTTAAATACCATAACATTTTGAGTGAGATACGAAGGAATCCCAGGGACATTTTCTCTCCATCCCTTTGATATCTTATCCGACAAATCTTGCCTGTATGTGAATCCAAGCTTTTGTATCTTATTTATCCAATATTCTTTTGGTTGACAATTAAAATGATAAACACCTTCTTGTCCTGGTCTTGCAGCAGTAATAACAATAATTCTTGAAGAGCTATTAGCTAAATTATCACAAAAAACATCAGCCTGTTCTGGCAATAAGTGTTCGGCTACCTCTATAGATACTGCTGCGTCAAATTTGCCGAAATCGCATTTGTGCGCAGCATTTCCGTACACAATATTATCTTTTACGTTTTCAACAAGATATGGCTTTGCCGCATCATAACCAACCTCTACTCCAAGCAATTTTTCCACACCTTGTAATTTTGCACCAGAAATTAAAGATCCAATACCACATCCCCAATCTATAACAGACGAAAGATTCAACTTCATTGACAAATACTTTCCCATCTCAAGGCCCCAATCATGCTTGTTAGAAGTTCTTTTAGAAAAAAAATCTTCTCCATACAACAATGCTGGATTTTCCCTAGCCATCGGCTCAGCTTCTGAATTATTTAACTTTTGCTTGCTCAATATTTTATCTTTCCAATTATAATTAGATAGCATTTGGCATTCTGATATATCGCTCTTTCTTATTTCGACAAGACTCAAAAGCTCGCTTGCTAAACGCTTATTATTCTTTATTTTCCACGGGCTTTTATGCATCTGAGATGGATGTTGCCTATAAAGAGCAACAGGTTCATCTATAAAACCAATTTTAAACCCGTGGTTAAATATTCTAGCCCACATTTCTCTGTCACTCTTGCATTTTAGATCTTCATCATACAAGCCTATAGAATTATGCAAATCTTTTTTAAGAAGAACGCATTGTGGGTGGATATTCTTCCATTGAAACACTGGTTTTTTATTTTCAATCCATTTTTTTCTTAAATCATTTTCCCAACGTTTATTTTTATGAAAGTTGTAAGCCCATCCATGCACTAAGTCGAAACCTTCTAGAATCTTATTATATCTTTTTGAAAGCGAACTGGGCATAAGCATGTCGTCTGCATCAAGCATGCATATAAAGCTTCCAGAAGACATGGATATCCCAACATTTTTGGCAACTGAATAGCCATAATTTTTGTTTAAACGGACCAGCTTTACTCTTGAGTCTTCTGCAAATTTTCTTTCAACACACTCTGGACCCCCGTCAGTTGATCCGTCATCTACAACAATCATTTCTAAATCATAAAAATCTTGCGTCACTACACTTTTTATGCAGTCTACAATGTATGATTTATAATTAAAAAGTGTAGTGACAACAGATATTTTCATTTTATATGAATGATTGGTCTTGGACTTAATTTCCACATAGTGCGTCTCTTACGGGCTTCAATCATAACCTTTGTCCACTGAGCCCTAGATGGCTCTGTATGTCCTATGGAGTCTTTTCTGCCAGTCCTCCACAGATAACACTCTTTGTCGAGAAACAGGCCGTCTGCGAGCTCCTCAAGACGATATCCCATGTATTTATCAACAGCGCACCTCATATCTTTTGCCCATATTTTTTCCAATCTTTCTACCCTATTAGAAAAAGTTCTAAAATGACTATAACAATGTTTATTCCTTTTGCCCTCATTTAAAAGACTGCTACCCATAGGTGGACATGAACTAAAACCTCTTTTCGTAGGATTAAGATTGATGTCGCACATTTTAAACTGAGTATACACGTAACCAATATGCGGATATTTTAAATATTGTTCCATTACGGAAGAGACGGCGTCTGAGGTTAAGCCATCATCTGCGTCTAAACAGCCAAAAAAATCTCCCTTTGACATGTCATAAGCGATCTTTAGACAATTTCCATAAAAAAGTCTTTTGCTATTTTTTACGTATTCTACTTGTATGTCTTGATTTGCTAATTTTTGTGCATATTTATGAAAATTCACGTCAGTCCCATCATTGCTGCAATCATCAACGAAAGAAACACGTAAAGGTCTATAATCTTGAGATAAAACACTGTGCATCCACTGCTCAAGATACGAAATATTATTATAACTTGCTGTTAAAAGAGTAAACATGGAGGTCATGGACCAAAAGTCCTCGAAAAATATAAATAATGAGCACTTACACATTTAATATCGACAGATTAGGAAATCTTTTTGTAACCCTTATAGGTATTACTCCTAATGAATTTTGTAGATTTGCCCATAAAGCTTCGTCTGCAAAGATACCTCTCATTATGACAATGTCTTTTGGGTCTAGAAAGACAATGCAGTCTAATTTCCAATATAAAATGGCAATAGAAAACATACTAACAGAATTAAGTATAAATGCTCATGACACAACTGTATTTGACGTGCCTCAATCTGTAAGAAATAATGAAGATACTATGATAAAAGTTGTATCTTTTGATAAATTTGGCGATCTTACTATAAAAACACAAGACAGGAGAACAAATACTGACAAATTTAGCGCCATATTTTACAGTATAGTAAAAAGAATATTCCAAAATAAAGTTGCTCCAGTTGGCGACACAACATATGTTATATCTAGTGTTACTAAAAATCTAATGAGACAATTTGTGGAAGCTCTTGCAGCAAGCAGATTTGAAACATCTCCATTAACTCCTGTGCTTAATGGCTCACCAGAAGATAAAGAAGGCTACGTTAATCCAATGGTGTTGGCAGAAATTTCGGATAATCCAAATTGGTTATTAAAAATCACCGTCAATCAGGGGAGCAGAGACCCTTCTGTCGTTTCAAAACAAATGGATGATGTTATAACATTTTTATTTCCCAAGAAAGCAGACACTGCAAACAACATAGATACTCAATACAAAGTTGCGCAAATAAATACAAGTATGAGAACAATATATTATTTAAGATGCGACTTCAGAGAATTAAAAAATTTACAAAAAATGCTTGAGAAAAATGATTTTAATACAGCTGCAATGGGTGCTCTCATTGATGAATTGATTAGAAGCAAAAAGATCAAAAAGACTAGAGTAGATGGACAGCTAGATGGATTTAAAACAAATAAAGAATTTACAGATTTAATATCTCAGTACGAGAACATGTTTTTTAGAAATTTGAATATCCCAGAAGAAGATAAAAAGTTTTTTCCTGCTCAAGTAAAAGGGATACAGTTTCTTTACTCCAGACAAAGTGCACTTTTAGGAGATGAGGTTGGTGTAGGAAAAACGATTCAATGCATAGTCGCAGCAGATATAAGAATGAAAACAAGCGGACCTGGCTGCTTGATTATAACAAAAAATGCAGTTGTGCCACAACTTGTAGTAGAAATACAAAAAATTACTGGAGCTAGCGATGCTGACATATCTGAAAATTGGCAAGCACCATCACGATGGACTGTGTTACCATATCAGCTTTTTGAAGAAGATTCACTTTTCTCCAGTCCAGACGGATCAAAAAAACCATTAAGAGAAATTGTAACGGAAACTTTAATAAATTATGCAAAACAAAAGAAATTTACCGTATGCATATTGGACGAAATACACATGGTTAAAAATGGGAACCCAGAAGATAAAAACCTGAACGGTTTCCTAAAGCATAGAAACAGTCACAGAACATTTAACGTTCAAGAAGTTACTAAATATATACCGTTTGTATGGGGAGCTTCTGCAACAATCGTGGCAAACAAGCCAAGAGATCTTCTTAATCAGCTACAGGCAGTAAATCATGGACTAGGCAACATGGAATACGGAGAATTCAAAAGAAGGTTTGAGTCTTCAGATGATGAAGAAGAGAAAATGCAAAAAGCTGATATGATCAGAGACTTATTAACAGATCAGGGAATATATATAAGAAGAAGTAAAAAAGAAGTTAATCCAAACATACCAGAAATGACTGTAAATGAAAGTCCTATTTCTCTTTCTTCAGACGAAATTGATGAAATCATGCAGGGTGTTAGGAATAGAGAAAGACCATCTGCTCAAGAAATGAGTAAGATAAGAGAGAAAATTGCAATGAGCAAAGTACCAAATACTGTGGCTTATGCAATTTCTATCATGGAAAGAGGTAATAAAGTTGGTATATTTACAGCTCACGCAGATTCTTTAAAAGAGATACAAAGACTTTTGAAGCTAGATTTAGATGCTATGTATCCTGGACAGAATAAGCAAGTAGCAGCCATATACGGTGGACAGAACAGAACAGAAAGACAGAATCTAATCAACGAATTTAAAAACCCTACCTCACAATATATGGCAATAGTAATAAGCATAGATGCAGGCGGAACTGGATTAGACTTTCCGAATATACTTACAGACGTAATTGTCAATGACTTTGATTGGTCTCCAAGCGATGACGACCAGTCTCTTGGAAGATTTTATAGAATAAGCTCAAGAAAATCAATCAATGTGACATATATGATTGCGGATAACACTCTAGACAGAAAATTCTATAACTTACTACAAGAAAAGAAGAAAATAGCTGAAAAGATTCAAACACTATCGGAAGCAGAAAAGAAAGCAGCAGAATCTACTTCTACTGATGCTAAAGAACAGCTAGCAAGAATAAGAAAAGAAAAATGGGACGCCATTAAGCATCTTTCCGGCATAAGAAACTTGTCAAGGGGAACTAGTCCAGATGCATTTGCTGAGATTTAGTCTTCTTTAACCCTGTGTTTGTTAACTACCGCAAAAAACATTCCCCATTGGCCTTTTGATATCATTTTTTCTAATCTAGAAAAATTGCTTGGCGATATGTTTTCTAGTTCATACTTGCGATGTTTATGCCCAGACTTCGTATATTCGTCAACGTCTACTGACACTAATTCAGATGAGCGCTTGTAGTGCAGCTTAACCTCTAAGCTTTTTCTTGAGGAACTAGATTTGCCAGATTTTAAAACTGCTGATTGGAATCTAGAAACAGAATGAGACGTTGATGCTGTTTTTACAAAATCTTTTATTAAACTAAAAATCCTGCGCATACTATTAATTCTATAGCAGCAGACTTATACCTTATTTTTAACTAATATAATTTTACCATCTTTGATAGACATTTTCAATTCATCTCCATCATTCCATTTTAAATTATTAATAATTTCATCTGGAATGGGCAAAAAATAAAGTTCATCGGAATTAATTTGATAGTCACTTTTATCAACCAAATGAACTTCCAGTTTTGATAAAGCAGAAATCGTACTTTTCCTGGTCATAGAAACTCCATAGCGGACAGAGTGGGATTCGAACCCACGTTACGGTTTCCCGTAAACAGCATTTCCAATGCTGCTCCTTCAACCACTCGGACATCTGTCCTAGTCTTCTATATCTATATCCGAAGAGTGGCTGTCAATGACCGGAATAGCAAAATCTCTTGGTAAATTTTCGTTGTTTTCTCGTTCTATGCACATAAATTATTTTAAATTGAGCAAATACTTAGTTTTGTTAACCACAGCCAGCATCTCATCTTTAATGTTGTGAAGATCGGAACGATGCTCTGGGATAGCGTCAGAAAGACTTTCAGAAACAAACTTCTCTACACTACTCATAAAGTCTAAGGGAGATATGGAATCAATTGAGTGACACTTACACTCAAAAGATCCTACCTCCAAGATAGACCTATCGCCACCAGCAAATATCTCAATAAAGTCGTCTACAAGTTCATCTAGGTCTTCGTAAGCAGACCCAAGGGCCTTGTGCTGGGCATATGAAGTTGTTTGCCAGTGTAAAATTCTTAATTGGTTTTGTATTGTAAGAAAACTTTTAATAAGCATATAGTCATTCTCCTATTACAAGATAATACCAATTTTCTTATCACTGCACCTCTTTGACTGGAGGCTTTGAGCGCTGACATGCTCCGCAGCCCTTATTTACGGGCTGACCAGTAGCAATATTAGATATTCTCTTGCCAAGATGCTGTCTACCTATATTTTTTATATTGTGCTTATTAAAAGGGCAGAATATAAGTTTAGGATTGACCTGAGACTTTACTCCAGTAAAATAGTCTTCCGATGTCCATGCTGTGCCGTCTGGAAGTTTATCTGTAAACACTCCAGTCACATCTATCCCGTATGTATCTGAATTATTTGAAATTAAATACTTATTTTTATCTTGCATATTTGTATTCATTATGACAGAAAGAACAAGTTCATCATTTACTTTCATATTTCTTTTTCTTAAGTGATCAGAAGCAAGCTTAGTCATAGAGTAAAAGTCATTTACAAAATTTGGACGAACCATAAAATGGTTTGCGTTTAGATTGTAACAATCATTAGAAAGATTGCCAAAGCTTCTTACAGCGTCAGAAAATTGAAGAACATTTATTTCATTCCACTCTTGTCTTTGCAAGTTGTCGCCCATCAAATTAGATTCTAAGAATGATAAACAATGTTCATCGCCCATCAACTCACTCAAAGAGTTAGTAAAATTGTAAACCATATAATGATTAGGACCAAAATATGCTAAAAGAGCATCTGGATGCATTGAGTGAAGTTTTGAAAGGTATTCAAACTTCCACATTCCAAAAAAGTCAAGCTTGATTGATTGATCGATTGGAATGCTTGTAGCTCCTGCAATTTCAAAATCTGACCATACTACAAATTCATTTTGATTACCAGCAGCTCTTAAAGAACGCACAAAGCCCTGCAATGCCAAACATGAGTCTCCACTACAAACTGACCAAATTATCTCTCTCATACTAACTCCCATGAATAATAGAAAGTATTTTTATTACAAAATCTGATGGCGCAATACATTCAAAAACACATTTGTCATCTGACTTATTATATATCGACAAATCATTTATCTCTCTAAAAGATTTATAAGGTATCCCGTAGTGAAAATTATCAAATATTTCTTGTGGAACGAACACTTTTTCTCCACTTGAATATAAAATAATTGATTTTCTTATAATCTCATTATTGTCTCTCATTTGCGGGAGGACTATCCATCCATTTGAAGATTTGTGTACTGGATAGTTTTCTAAACATTCTATACCGCATTCAATCCCATTCAGATTAAGTTGTTTAATTTGATTCTTTAAAACTACATCATTTTTTGATGAACTATTCACAATAATATTATAATTATTATTTACTGGATCTAATAAATCTAAACTTGAATTCTTATACACAAAAATTTTTACGAATGGATTAATGTTTCTTATAACATTAGTTACGCCAAAATGATCACTTACTTCATCAACTAATATAAAGTCAAAAAACCCAAGCAATATTTCTCTGTAAAGACTTTCATTTATTTTGTCACTCACTATAACGCAAATTCTTTTAATATCTTTAATTTTAAAAAATTCAAAAGAATTTTGTGGAAATTTAGATTCACCAAAATGAAAGGAGCATAAAAAATTAAACATACTCGCATCTTTAGAATTAACTAATCTTGCTATGCTTGTATGAATGTTATTTTCGCTAAAGCTATCTGTTGATTCATCAACTAAACAGATATGGGTAAATTGTATGAAATTAGTTTGCCAAAAACCTAACTCAAAATTTGAGTTAGATAACTTAGCTGATTTGTTTAAAAATATCCAAGGCTTGTTTCTACGCATTTAAACTGTTCATTTTATTATTCATACTATGCCATAGCTTTATCGTATTTAGTGGCACTTTTTCTACACGACCTCCGTGCTTGATTGGTTTTACCAAAGCATAAGAATCATGTAGCTCAAGCAGCCTAGCCCTAGACTGATGGGGAGCCCTTCCTTTTGGATTGTAGCGCACCCAGACCTGAGACTTTGTCGATAACATCTTACGCATTGACTCTAGCTGATTCATGCCAGTATCATAGCGTGTACGATAGGAGTGTCAAGTGGGTAAAGAAGAAAATACTGTAGTTTTGAACCTAAAAGACCTACAAGAAGCTTGTCAGATAGCTGAAAAAAGAATGGAAGGAGTTAAAGAACTTGGGCTCCACGATAAGCACGGTGCTTCTAGTTTAAAAAACTTAGATTATCATCTTTTAGGAGCTAGAGGAGAAGTCGCTTTTAAAAAGTTTTTGGGCGTTGAGGATAAGCTTACAGCTAATACTTTTAAGTCATCTCCAGACGTTAAAAAATACGAAGTAAGAACCGCAAGAGAAGATCATTTTGATTTAATACTTAGAAAAGACGATCCCGACCACAAGATATATGTTCTTGTAGTCGGGAGCGGCTGTAAATACAGGATTGCTGGCTGGCTTAAAGGCTCAGAGAGATATGCTCATGAGATGAAGACATATAACGAGAGGCCAAAAGCATGGTTTATACCACAATCAGCTATTCATCCTGTCGCAGACTTGCCAGACTGACTGGTCAGCCCCTTGCGGCGACGCGATCTTGCTTCTTTCTCCATCTGAGCCTGCGTAATTGCCTGCTGGCGCTTTGCCTTGATTCTTTCCTTACGCTTCTTCTTAACTTTAAGCATTCTTCTTCCGGTCTTATTCATAGTCTTTTTCCTTCTTTGGGGGATTGGAGACACAATCAATCATTCTCTGCTTTAACGTCTTCTCGAGCTGAATGCATGAATTTCTTGCAAATTTTAAAGCTTCTTTTTTACTCTTGAAAACGCCAATTGGAAAATACATGCCATCTACACATGTGTAAACATTGTAAATGATTTCTAATTCTTCTCCCTCTTCATCATCGTTATAAGAAGTTTCAACATAAATCTTAAAGATGTTTCCTGGCAAAAGAAATTCTTTCTTCTGCTCTTTTAC